TTCTTGAACTTATTCTTGAACTATTACAATAACAGATGGAGCAAATGGTAACATTAATATAGCTCCGAACGGAACGGGACAAGCTCAAGTAGGCGGAAATAAAATTGCCACTGCTGGATTAGCTGTTGCTTTTTCATTAATTTTTGGGTAAATAAGGATAGGAGAATATAAAATATGTCAGCACCAAACTTAGTCAATGTTTCAACAATAACAGCTAAATCTGTTCAAGCTAATTTAGGGACAACTTTAACAACTGAAATTTTAGCAAACGCTGGTTCTTCAGGAAAAGTTTTCAAAGTAAATAACATTATCGTAGCAAATATAGATGGTACAAACGCTGTTGATATATCTGTAGCTATTACAAAATCAGGTGGTTCACCGATTATGATAGCAAGCACAATATCATGTCCTGCAGACGCAACTTTAGTAGTCGTAGATAAAAATACTGCATTGTATTTAGAAGAAGGCGACAATATTGAAGCTGGAGCAGGTGTAGCCTCAGATGCAACTATCACTATAAACTACGAGGAATTAAGTTAAGGAGGGTCATAGTCTATGGCGCACTTTGCTGAATGTAGGATTGATAATAACGAAGTAATCAGAGTTATTGTTGTATCAGATCAAGACGTTGCCAATAATGGTGGTAACAATTCAACTCAAGCAGAACAATGGGTAAAAGATAACATCCCACAAGGTGTTAGATTAAAAGCTCAATATGAAGCTGAGGGAGAAACTTATCCAGATACTTTTTGGAAACAAACTTATAAACAAACCTCCGAAAGAGGTGCGTATGCTGGAATAAGTTCTTTGTGGAATTCAACTCATAATATTTTTACGGATAAAAAAGCGTTTCCAAGTTGGGTCTTAGATACTACAACAGGATTACATACAGCCCCTGTTGCTTGCCCAGGAGAAAACATACAAAATTGTAGAAAAACTGACGAATTAGATGATAATGGAGATCAAATAGAAGTTTGTGATTTTCTACCACCTGATTGGAATGAAACTATAACAACTTGGGTTTGTAAAAAATTACCTCTTTCTTCTAACAAAATGAGAAGATGGGACGCATCAAGTTCTTCTTTTCTTCCAGAAGAAGATATAGTATAAGGAGATTATTATGGCAAATGGCGGAATTATAGGACCAGTTCAAGAACCAACAGTAGGAGATGTAGTAACACCTTTTACATCACCTGGAACTTTTGTAGCTAAAAAAACACAGAACGTAGGTTTATTAGTTATAGCTGGTGGTGCAGGTGGTGGTCATAGAACACAATCAAATGCTTCTGGCGGTGGTGGAGGTGGTTTTAGATTATTACCAGCTCACCCAGTAACTGCAGGTCAACCTGTATCTGTTACAATTGGAGCAGGAGGAGCAGGAAATTCATTAAATGGTCAACCATTTCAAAATGGTCAAGGAGATGATAGTTCTTTTGGACCAATCGCTTCGACTGGAGGTGGATCAGGAATGGGAAATGGTTTAGGTGGTGGATCAAATTTTCCTAATACTAATGTTTTAGATGGTGGATCTGGAGGCGGTTCTGCAACAGCACCAGAAAACCCATATACCGGTAATGGTAATGCTGGAGGTTATTCTCCCCCAGAAGGTAGTGATGGTGGAGCAAGTAATGGACCTTCTAACCCAGGTGCTGGTGGTGGTGCTGGTGGTGCTGGTGGTAATGGTAGTCCCAATACTGGAGGAACCGGTGGGAATGGAGCAGATGCAACACCTGTTTTTGGTTCTGCACCTCAACCTTATTATGGTCCAACTGCTGGAATTTATAGCGGTGGTGGCGGTGGTGGTTGTAGACCTTCTAATGGTAATGCAGCTGGTGGCGGTGGTCCTGGAGGCGGTGGTGCCGGTGGTCGTGGAGATCCTGCTGGAGCTGGTACTGATGGTGTAGATAATTCTGGTGGTGGCGGCGGTGGTGCCGGAGAAGAAGGCGCTGTTGGAGGACCTTCTGGAAAAGGTGGTGACGGTGGTGATGGAGTTGTTCTTGTAAAAGAAGTAAGCGTTGTAACAGGAGCTCCAGGAATTTGGACTATGGCAGATGTATTTGCAAATCAAAAAGCAGGCACCTGGACTAACTAGACTTTTATTTTAATTAGTGTATAAAAATCTCTAGAATGAATATAGAGTATTTGTATTGGTATTTTAAAAATGCTGTCCCTAAAAATTTATGTGATGATATTGTAAAATATGGTCTACAACAAACTTCAGAAAATGCGGTTGTTGGTGATGCTTCTTTAAATGGTAAAATAAGAAAATCAAATGTTGCTTGGTTAGACGACCCTTGGATTTACAATGAAATAATACCTTACGTACATCAAGCAAATAAAAATGCTGGTTGGAATTATGAATTTAGTAGAAGCGAAAAATGTCAGTTTACTACTTATCAACCAGGTCAATTTTATGATTGGCATGTAGACGCTTGGATAAAACCTTATAAAGAAGTAAAAGAAGCTTCTGCTAGAGCAGCTCCCTCAATTGAATTTGTAGGTTTAATGAGAAAGCTGTCAGTAACTGTTTGTTTAAATGATTTTAGCGAGTATGAAGGAGGGCAACTAGAGTTAGCTACAGATGAACGTCCAGATGTTTCAAGAAAAGCACATGATCTTAGAAATATAGCAACTAAAGGAACTATTGTAATTTTTCCATCTTTTGTTTGGCATAGAGTTAAACCAGTAACTTCTGGAACAAGGTATAGTTTAGTAATTTGGAATGATGGAAAAAGTTATAAATAATGAAATACGAAATAAAAGATAATTTTTTACCGCAAGAAAATTTAAATATATTAAAGAAAGAAATATTTAGTTCTTATTTTCCTTGGTATTTTCAAGAAAAAATAAACATACACCATAAAAATAATCAAAAAGATTTAAGTTATTACATGACCCATAATGTATTTTTAGATAATACTCCAAGTGGTTATTGGAATTTATTTACTAAAAATTTATTATTTTTTATACCCCACAATGAAGTTATTAGAGTTGTGGTAAATTTATATCCTAGATCTGAAAAAATAAATATAAATGAATTACATGTAGATTATCCTTATGAACATAAGTCAGCTTTGTTTTCTTTAAACACGTGCGATGGTTTTACATCGTTTGAAAATAAAAAAATTGATTCTAAAGAAAATAGAATTTTATTTTTTGAAGGACATAAAAAACATTCTAGTTCTACTTGCACAAATACTAAAGCTAGATTTAACATAAATATAAATTATAAGTAATGGAAACTTTTATTAGAAGTTATCAACTAAAGAATTTAAATCTTTGTGATCAATTCATAGAATACCACAAGAACAATAACGAATATAAAGGCAAAGGAAATGTAAGCCAAGGTGTTGTTTTAAGTATAAAAAATTCTATAGATGTTACTTTTTTTAATAATAATCAAACACCTTTTATAAAAGAATATTTTTCTGAGATATCAGGATTTTTAGGAGACTACATGCAATATTATTTACTTGGAAATTATTTAAAAACTGCTACATCAGGAACAAATATACAGTATTATAAAGCAAATAAAGGTGGGTTTTTTGAATACCATTATGAAAGAGGAAATTTAGAAACTTCTGGAAGACAAGTTGTTTTTATGACTTATTTAAATGATGTTAATGAAGGAGATGGAGGAGAAACAGAATTTTATTGGCAAAAATTAAAAGTTCAACCAAGGAAAGGTTTAACTATTTTGTGGCCTACTGACTTTACTCACGCGCATAGAGGACTACCTTGCAAAGTAGATAAGGGGATAGTAACGGGTTGGTTTAATTATCAACATGCTACGAATAAAAAACCAACAAAATAATTTATTGATTTTTTATAGTTTAAATAATATTATAGATATATGAAAGTAGAAGATTTAAATTTATTCGCTGAACCCATTTTAAAATATAAATTTAATTTAAACTGTGACGAAATATTAGATACTTTAAAAAAATTAACATACGTGCCTATTGAAGGCAAAGATTGTTTAAGAAGTTCTGACTGTAAATCATTGTTAGATAAATTACCTGATTTAAAAAAAAGTGTTATACAAGCTTGTGATGACTGGTTAAATGATAAGATGAAATTAAATGTAGAATTTGAAATTATTGAAGCTTGGGCTACTAAAACTAAAACAGGAGGATATTCATCAATGCATAAACATTCTCATTGTATTTTAAGTGGTGTTTTTTATTTAAAAGATAATAATCAAATAAAAATACATAAACCATATACAAGTGATTTTTGGAATATAGAACCTACGGAATATAATAAATACAACTCTTTGTCTTATTATATTGAAAGTAATAAAAATGAAATGATTCTTTTTCCTAATTATATTTACCATCAAATAAACAAATATTATGGGCAAGAAGATAGATATTCAATACCTTTTAATATACTACCTAGAGGAAACTTAGGTGGTCCAACATCAAGGATAACATTATGACACATTTTACAGTATTTTCTACGCCAGCGTTTGTAGATGATATTCAAAACACAGATTTAGAAAAAGAGGCTTTAATAAAATTAGCTTACAAAATGAAATCTAGAGAACCTTCTCAAGAAAAAACAAATGTAGGAGGTTATCAAACTAGAGGGATGCAGAAATCTACTGAATTCTTAAACCTAATAGCCAAACTACAACAAAAGATAAATGAAAATTTAGATACTTATCAATATGATTGTAAATTAAATATTAACGTAGGAAACTCTTGGTTAAATATAAATAATAAAGAACATAGTAATAAACCGCATGTACATCCTCTCTCTGAATTTGCATGTGTGTATTATTTAAAAACACCACAAGATTGTGGAAATCTAATTTTATTGAAAGATTCTTTTTATAGAATGGATGGAATTGCTGATTTGCCGGCAAAAGAAACTAATATATTAAATTGTGATAGTTTTTTTATAGAACCTAGAGAAAATAGATTTGTAATGTTTCCTGGATATGTAGAACATCTTGTTGAAAAAAATAATTCAAACGAAGACAGGATAAGTTTATCATTTAATTTATCGGTAAGGCCAGCATGAGTTTTAAAAAAAATAAATATGCAGTATTAAAAAAAGCAATATCTAAAGAGTTAGCAGATTTTGTTTATAAATATTTTCAAAATAAAAGAAATGTTGCAAGTGTATTATTTGATACAAAACATATATCACCCTTTACACAACATTTTGGTGTATGGACTGATTCACAAGTTCCAAATACCTATTCAAATTATGCTGACATTGTAATGGAAACTTTATTAGTTGAAGTAAAACCTGTTATGGAAAAACATACTAAATTAAAATTATCTGAAACATATTCTTATGCAAGAATATATAAACATGGTGATATTTTAGCTCGTCACAAAGACAGACATGCCTGTGAAATATCTACTACTTTAAATTTAGGTGGTGATCCTTGGCCAATATATCTTGATCCAACGGGTAAGAGAGGTCAAGCAGGTATAAAAGTAGATTTAAAACCTGGAGATATGTTAATTTATTCTGGATGTGAACTTGAACATTGGAGAGATGAATTTAAAGGTGATAACTGTGGACAAGTATTTCTACATTACAATAAAGCTAACACTAAAAATGCTGAAGAAAACTACTTAGATAAGAGACCTTTGGTAGGTTTGCCTTCTTCATTTAGAGGTGTTAAGTTGACAAAAATTTAAAAATAATCTATACATTAGGCTTGCGGGGGGATGATCCACCACAGATTCCCCTTGCTTTAAACCTATTGAAATTAGCCATAATCTGCTATAACATCTAATAAACAGGTTTTTATATGTTACAAAAAATAGGATTTCAGCCAGGTATCAATAAACAAATATCAGAAACTACCGCAGAAGGTCAATGGGTAGATTGTGATAATGTTAGATTTAGATATGGCACACCTGAAAAAATGGGTGGTTGGAATCAATTAGGCAATACAAATCAAAATGAATTAACAGGTGCTGGAAGAGGTCTACACCACTTTATTAATAGTCTATCTAGAAAATATGCAATTATAGGAACAAACAGGATTTTATACGCTTTTTCTGGTGGTGTGTTTTATGACATACATCCTATTCAATCAACAACAACTCTTACAAGTGCATTTAGTACAACCAATGGATCACCGACTGTAACAATAACTTATCCCTCTGCACATAATTTAGTTCCAGGAGATATATTATTAATGGATAATTTTACTGCTATAACTAATTCTAATTTTAGTGCCTCTGATTTTGACGACAAAAAATTTATGGTTGTATCTACACCAACAAATACAACAGTGACAATAACAATGCCTTCTAATGAATCTGGATCTGGCGCAACAACATCTGGAGGCATAAGAATACAAAAATATTATACGGTTGGTCCAGCTGTTCAAGCAAAAGGGTTTGGATATGGGTTAGGTTCTTGGGGTGGTGAAGATGCAGGAGCTAACACAACTACATTAAATGGCGCCATTAATTCAGCTGTTACAACTCTTACATTAGCTGACGCGTCACAGTTTCCAAGTTCTGGGACTAATTTTATTATAATAGATAGTGAAGAAATATCTTACACAGGTGTTAGTGGAAACACACTTACAGGTCTAACAAGAGGTGTAGCAGGAACAACTGCTGCTTCTCACAGTGATGGTGCAACAGTTACGAACTCAACAGACTATGTTGCATGGGGTGAAGCCGCATCAGGAGACTTGGTCCTTGAACCAGGTATGTGGTCATTAGATAGTTTTGGTGACAAAGCAATATGTTTAATTCACGATGGTGCTTGTTTTGAATGGGACTCTTCATTAACAAATGCAACATCAACAAGAGCAACAATTATATCTGGTGCACCCACTGCATCAAGACACATGATTGTATCTACACCAGATAGACACTTAGTATTTTTTGGAACAGAAACAACTATTGGAAATACATCTACACAAGATGATATGTTTATTAGATTCTCTGATCAAGAGGATATAAATACATATGTACCTACAGCAACCAATACAGCTGGTACACAAAGACTGGCCGACGGATCACAGATCAGAGGAGCGATTAGAGGTAGAGATGCTATTTATGTATGGACTGATACTGCTTTGTTCACTCAACGTTTTGTTGGTCAACCATTTACTTTTGCTTTTTCACAAGTTGGAACTAACTGTGGACTTGCAGGACAGAACGCATGTGTTGAAGTTGATGGTGCTGCGTATTGGATGTCAGAGAATGGTTTTTTTAGATATGCTGGTAGATTAGAATCATTACCATGTTTAGTAGAAGATCATGTATACGATGATATAAATATTGATTCTGGTAATCAAATGATATCTGCAGGATTAAATAATTTATTTGGTGAAGTTATATGGTTTTACCCATCTTCAACTTCTTCTGTAGTAAATAAAATGGTTGCCTATAATTATTTTGATTCATCACCACAGAGACCTGTATGGACTGTAGGAACTTTAGCTAGAACAATGTGGAGGGACTCTGCTGTATTTGGTTTACCACATGCATTATCTTATGATGCTGCTACAGATACTTCTTTTGATGTTATAGGAAATACTGAGGGTAGAACATCATACTATGAACACGAAACGGGAGTAGATCAAAATAGAAATGGAACTATAACTGCAATAACAGCTAACATTACTTCTGGAGATTATGATATTACACAATCAAGATCCTCTACCGGACAACAAACAGGTGTTGCAACATTTAGAGGTGATGGAGAATTTTTAATGAAGATAAGAAGATTTATACCTGATTTTATATCACAAACTGGTAATACTAGAATTACATTAAATCTAAGAGACTTTCCAAACGACACATCTGCAAGTTCTTCTCTTGGACCATTTGACATAACTACATCTACACAAAAAGTAGATACTCGTGCTAGAGCAAGAGCTGTTGCATTAAAAATAGAAAATACATCAACTAGTCAAGATTGGAAGTTAGGAACTTTTAGATTAGATGTACAACCAGATGGAAGAAGATAATGGCAAAAATAGCACAAGTTATAACTAGACCTTCTCAAGAATATGATTATACAGTAGCAGAAGCACAAGCTAGAGATTTGGATGCGATTGTGCAAAAATTAAATACAACATATCAAGAAGAATTAAAAGAGGAGGTAGAAGCGTTTAACTTCTTTTTAAATTAATGGCAAATAGTTTTATAAATAAAAAAGTAGATTTAACTACAACAGGTTTAACAACACTATATACAGTGCCTAATTTTAAATCTTCTGTTGTAAAATCTTTATTAGTATCCGAGGACGCCGGATCAGGGACCACAATCACTATAACATTAGTTAATTCTAGTGGTACAATATTTAATTTATTTAAAGACAAAGCTATAGGATCTAAAGCAACTACTGAACTCTTAACTCAGCCCCTTGTTATGGAGGAAGCTGAAGTATTAAAAGTACAGGCTGCTGATGCAAATGAGCTGCACGTCATAGCCTCTATATTAGAAATACAGCCAAGAGAGGTGACAACATAATGGAAGTATTAAAACCAGCAAAAGTAGAAACAACGTATAGACATAAGGAAACTGGAGAGCTTTTTAAGGAAAGAAAAGACTGGGAAGCTAAAGGTTATAAAGCAGATGACATGGCTCAAGATGTAAATGTCGTAATGCCGAGTCTTGATTTATTTGGAAAAACAAAATAGAATAGTACAATGGCCATAACTAGAACTCAAATAGCGAAACAATTATTAGCAAATGGTGGACGTATCGGTTTCAAAGGTGGAGCTGATATGGGAACTGTTGAAGATAGTAAAGGAAAAAGATCTGCTACAAGAGCAGATGTTAGTAGCACAGGAGCCGTTACAACCAGTGCTCCTAGAGGACCAACTCCAGGTCCAGATGACAGAAGCACTGAACAACAAAATATAAATCAATTAAGATCTCAAAATAGATTCGTTGCAGAGGATGAAGATTTACTTCCAGGTGATATACCTGATGAACGTGTTGATATCCCATTAACTAATAGGGAAAGAGATTTATACGAAAACAGAGATTTATTTATTAATGATACTTCTGGTAGAACTCTTCCTGGTATTTTAGGAAAAATTATTTCTCTTAATAGAAAACCAAACAGAACATTTTTTTATGAAAGAGTTCTTAAAAATAATGCACAAGGTTTAAATTATACACAATTACAAGACGAATACGATAAGTATATGAAAGGTAGAATGTCTGGTGAAACAGATGCAATGGGCAACCCAATTAATCAAGGTAATAATGATACATCAGATATACCACTTATACCTTTTGGAAATCAAACTCAACCAGGAACTGAACCAGAAACTGAAACTGAACCAGATCCTTTTCAAAGAAATTTTAGATTAATGGCCGATGGTGGAATGACAAATGACGCTCCTGGTGAAGGTATCATGCAGATGGCTTCAGCACCTGATCCAATGGATGAAAGAAATATGGTTATGGAAACTATTGCTATGGAAGAATTTGGTAAACCTTTATCAGATTTAACTGACGATGAAATAATTCAAATAGAAATATTTATGGATGAAATGTCTAAAATAAAAAATGAACCAAGAATCATGGCTCAACAAGGTGGACGAATGATGATGGATGATGATCCAACAGGTGGAATCATGGACCTTGAATCAGGAAGACAACAATATTTTTTAGGTAAGTTAGTTAAAAAAGCAACTAGAGCTGTTAAGAAGATAGCAAAGTCACCAATAGGTAAAGCTGCATTAATGTATTTTGGTGGTCAAGCACTTGGTGGAAAAGGTTTAAGTTCTTTTTTTGGTAAAGGAAGTTTTAATCCATTTAAATTTGCAATAGGTGCTCAACCTGGAATGGATGGTGCTAACCCAGGAGGTTTTGGATTAAGTGGTCTTGGAAAAATAGCACAAAGTCTTGGACTTGTAGGGACAGAAGGAGCTTTAACAGGTATGGGTAAAATAGCTATACCAACAATAGCATCATATTTAATGACACCTGAAGAAGAAGAACAACAAGCAATGAATTACGGAGCAGACATAGATGATCCTGAGTACATTATGAATAATCCAGATAAATACACAAACAGAAGATTAGTTGCTGATGGTGGTATAATGAGATTAAATTATGCAGAAGGATCTAAAGAACCTGTAGCTAAAAAAACTATGCCTTTATTAGATATGGATGGTCAAGAAATGGATTTAAGAGAAGAAGGTGGGTTTGTACCATTAGGTAGAATGGAAAG